GATATTACCCCACCTGATACATCCATGGGGCTTCTGCCTGTGCTACCCGGATTAGGATTTGGTGCTTGAGGCTGGGTGCTAGCACCCTGACCTGCTTGTTCAGGCGGCAGACCCATAGAGCTTAACAACTGCTGGAACTGCATGTCTTGAGCAGTCTCTTCTTGCTTGTCTTGCTTCAGTGTTTTTCGCAGAAGGTCTACATAAATCAAGGCTTTTTCTTCGTCGCCCGTTTGCATTAGACCTTCGATCAATGTCAACAACAACGCCTTTGGTTCTGTCGATTGAGCCTGCTGTGCTGAAATGGAATTACGGAACTGATCCACATCATTGATCTGTAATACATTCTCCCAAATCCACTCATCAGGTGCAAGAGGTTTTTCACCTTCACGCATCATCTGAGCCATTGTGATTAGCTGCGGTTCGTCCTGTGGCATACGAACACCGAACTTGATATCAATCGCACCTGCGCCTTCAAGGTCGGCAGGTTTTATTTCCTGATTGAAGTAACTAGCGATATCGTTGTGGCGACCTCGTACTTCGACAGGGTTGTAGCCACCTGCTTCGTACTGCATAGAAATGATTTCAGAGATCTGTTTGTAACAAGAAGTTATGCCTTTTACTCGTGGCTCAATCTGATGGGCAGAACCTTCTTGAAGGATCTTTGCCGCAAAGCCTGAGATAGCAAAAGGAAGTTCGCCGTAACTTACGTTGGATAGTCCACCACGTTGCAATTCACCAGACACTAAGCCCACAAATGCGCCCGTATCAAGGGGCATTGTGATCTCTTCCATCAGGCGAATATCAGTTCCTGCTGGCAGTGGAACTTCCGAACCATCCTGCCACGGATCGGTATCAAGCGTGGTAGTCCCATCTGGGGAAGTAATCTTGTATGGTCGCCTTACAGCGCGCCGAACGAGTGTCTTATATGCACTCATAGCGAAGTTGTAATCTTCGTAAAGCGTTCTGTTTGCAGAGAATATGGACTCACCGTAATCTCTTGCGGTGTCATCTCCTGACAAATCATCTTGCACCCAAGGAGCAGGACCTACTGCACCAAGGAATACAGGGGCGCAGGCATTGCCATTTACATCAGTTACATTGTGCTTTGTAAGAGGCTTACCGAACTTCGATTGATCTTCATCGCCCCGGATCAGAACAGCATTTTCTGTTCTTGAGTAATAATCCCAAACAGTTATTCCTGCCGATGTATCTCCCTGCACTACAGGTTCGACATCAACACTGAATGCTCGCTTTATCGCAGCAGGTGACCGCTTTGTTTTGTGTGCAAGCCAAACAATCCCTTGGTCATCCATTTCGTAGCAGATGTGCAAGGGGTCAAACGGTGTTATATCAACGTATGTGGAGCCATCTTCGTGCTTGTTCAGCATGGCTCGCCCTGCGTACCACCCACGCAGCGTCACATAAAACGATAGCTGCTCTCTCACAGACGGTTGACCGTATCGCTGCATTCGTTCATCGGCAAGGTTGAGTGCGCCGATAACGAACTTTTCCTTCAGTGTGCCGGGAGTACGGTCAGCTACTTCAGAACTTAGTGGAACACGTATCGACATCTGGGCATTGGACAGGTAAGACATGATCTTATCTGCAAGGATCTTAGGTGCGTTTGATGTGTAGCTTTGGTAACCATTGCCAGCTTCGTATGGGTTCATACGGTACAGACCGTAATCGCTTTCCATGCGTGACCTTCTGCTACGGAACCCCGGCGATTCCCAAACACCTTCGATCTGGGAAATTAGGTCGTCAATTTTAGACACATTACCACCTGTTTACTGAGATTATTTTCGTTGCACCTGCTGCCCTAGCATACCCGAAGTTTACAACGAGTCCGTAGGTTAGTGCTTTTATTCCGTGATTGAAAGCATCCCTTGGTTGCCTTCCAATTACGTTGTTATCCCTGTCTGTACGCCATGTGTATACATGAATTTGATCGTCAAAGGGGTTCGCACAGCCACCTAATTCGGAGATTATACCCCTAGCTTTATGGTTGATTATAAGGTTCGGCAGCTTTGTTGAGGGGTTTACCTTCAGGAACGTGTTGAACCTTTCGATTCCATCAAGGATTCCGACCCTTCCTGACTGCATATAAAGCTTTGCGTGCTGCAACCAAGTATCAACAGGTCTTGATTCGCCTATGTTGTGTGCGGCGATGTCGATAACACCATGCTGAACGTCTTTCCACCATGGTCGCATCTGGCAGATCTCGATGATTTCCTCTGTGATCTTTTCTCTTTCGTAGATTTCATCAATAACTCTGATCTGATCTTCAATAATCTGCACTGCTTCGACTGCATATGCTGATTTGGTGACCTGAGAATAGCCCGGATCGACCCAAAGATGGACAGCTTCGCCTTCGATGTACTCTGCTTTATCTGATATGTGACTTGATATATCGAAACTGTTATGAACAAGCCCTTTTGGTGGGGCTGGTTTGCCCGCAACACGCTCATTGAACCAGTCTTCAGAGTGCAATCGCTGCAATGACAGGATTTCGTCATCTTCTTTGCCACCCGGATAGACAACTTTGTTTGTCCAAGAGGGCAATGAGAAGGAAATAGCGTCATCATCGGGGTTGTAATACTGCCAAGCCTCCCATTGGGACGGATACCAGCCCAATGACATCTCAAACGTACCCTCTAGGAACAGATATCCACGCTTTTCTGCAATACGACCACGCAATCTAAGAAAACTCTCGTAGTCAATCTGCGAAGACTCGCAAGCTACCACCATTCGGGGGGCTTCCATAGCCAAACTACGGTGATCTTGGGCAGATTTAGTCTTGATAGTGAAAACACCCGGCTTCTCACTAGTCCCACACGCCACGGTCATCTCACCGGGGTCAATTCGCTTGGTCTGCTTTATCAAAAACCCCAACTTAGTCAGGATCTCAGACAAATAGTTCCACTCAGCACGAGTCCGCTCGTAATCCCTAGCTACTAACCAACATATGTCGCCACTCTCAAACTCATCAAGCCTGTTTATTATCGACAACGCACCCAGAAAACTCTTCCCAGCACGCTCTCCACCCGCAACCAACTTGATACGAGCCTTGTGGTTCAGGATATTGTCCTGCTCCTCCCAAGTCTCATAACCAATCGTCTTGAGAAGAGCCTTTCGGTCATCTGCCAGTAACATTTTTACCCCCTAAAACACAAACCTCCAATGCGTAGAGGGTTCAACACATGGGAAGTTTGCGTGCTGATGACCCCTAGCGATAAAACACTAAGACGCTGTAAAAACAGTACCAGCTTTATACAGCTACCCAAACCTGACGAGGAAGTCGAGTGAACCACCCCGGATACAAAGCACCAACAACAAAACAAAGTATAAACAACAACACTTTTCTTTGCTTGGTTTTCTTTTACCTAAACAACAACAACACCTAGACGTTACAGCCTATCCCCCCCCTTTAGGGGGGTAGGTGTAACGGCAGTAGCGTTACATATACCGTTACATAGCCGTTACACCCGTTACAGGTAACCAAATCCTAGTTCAACTTGACCACTTCAAGGTGTAACAGCAACGTAACAACACAAAAAAATACCGTAACGGGACTCCGACAGGCAAAAACACACCAACAGGGGGTATCACTTTTTGACTTTCAAACCGTCAGGAGGGTACCTAACCATCACACACCACACCACCAACAGCACACCCCCCTCCCCTCACTGCACCACACCACCACCACACACACCACACACCAGAGCGGCACACGGCACAGACAACGAACAGCGATTTTTCCTTTCTCTACTATCACGCCAGTCATCCATTCACCCATCTAATACATGCTAACTAATTCATGTATTCCAATTCATGCAATGTAATACATGCTTACTGATACAGGCATCCCGGCACATGTATTCCTACTTGCAAAGATTCGCATCTGCAAACATTCGCATTTAGTGGCGAGATTCTCGCGTACGTGTGAGGATATTGGCGAAAATAGGCATTATTCAAGGGTGATTCCATGTAGTCATATACGAGTTTACTCGACCCCTCTTATACCTGCTACTACTAGCCCGTAGTGCAATGTACAGCGATTTGAGTATAAAAACCACGTTTCGCACATCCTAAATTCTACTACTACCTGTGCAACATCATGTTTCTGGTGGATATATCCCACTTTTGGACGTAGAGAGCCCATAGGAAGTAACAAGGTCTTCTACTATGCTACTACTCCCTGTGTACGCTCTAAGCCCTTTTTAGTTAGTGAACACTAACTTAGAGAATAGTAGTAAATTGGTCTAAATTGATCTCTAAATCACAACACGTAGTAGTAAATTGCTTTACACTTAACACTGTTCGTAAGTGTTCCGCTTCAGTTGACAGGTGAAGCATCGGTAAACGTGGCTCCACATTAGAGAGTCGTTGATGTTGTTACCGAGTCAGAGTTGAACACTGTTGCTAACGCATTGATCGAACCACTGTTGACCCACCATAGGCATATCAGCAAGAACAGCTACCACTAAACGAGTCACGCAGAATGCGAGCGTGAACAGTGATGCATAGGTTTCGCCAATAAAAATAAATGGCAATAATAAATCAACAATCAATTACCTAAGAACGTAAACAATAACGAGAATCAGAGAATCAAATAGCATCTAATTAATAGAGTCAAGCTTTACCGTTTGACTCTATTTGTTTGAGATTATTTTCTCAATAACTAGCAGATCAAAAGGATCAAATCATGCTCATCAAGATCAAATTCCTAGCACCTACAAACTCAAGAGGATCACGCTATAAAGCCACAGTAAAGGATGGTGACAACTTCCAATTCTCCGCCACTGTTCCATCGTCATATTCAACTGATAACGGCGACGCACTGGTAGCAGCAAAGGCAGTAGCGGAAAAAGTCAGAGTTGGATTAGAAAACGAACTGCAAAAAGCTTACGGTTTTCCGCTCATCAAGTCCTACGATGTCGAAATTGTCGGAAGTTATGACAATGACCTATACGCAACTATGAAACCCATTTACCGAGCGTAATCAAATCAATTCCTAGCAGAATACGAGAATCAAAAATGACAATTCCAATTAGCGAAATCATGACCGGGTCAACGCAAAACATCCTGAACACATACGATTCAGCTACAGACATTCAGTTGCTGGCAGGTGAATCGTGGTATGAATCCGCTTTATATCTCGCAGAGACTTTAGCATTCGATCACGATATCGAGAGTGTCGAAAATGTAGCGTATGCAATCGCCGCTCTATCACCTCAGAAAGATTGGATAACTAATCAGGTAGCGATAATCGAACTATGTGAGACTGGTAAAACTAGGTTTCAATCTCGCATAAATATCGACAAGGCGAGGCGATGCCTAGCAGGACAGTTGAGCGCGCTGAAAGGACCTAAGGTAGAGAGATTCGCTGAAGCTATCATGAATCCACTAGGCGATTCAGTAGCATGTATCGACCGCCATGCATTCTCAATATGGATGGGAACTAAGCAAACCGACATCCAAATAAAAGTCCTACAGCGCAAAGGCGCATACGAAATGGTAGCCGATGCATATAGCGAAGCTGCTAAGAAGTTGGGTGTACCCGTTCACATCGTGCAAGCTACCACATGGGTAGTATGGCGAGACTTACACGATGTAGTACGCAAAATTGGCAAGTAAACAATCGAACTAACTAGCACGATAGAAAGAATCAACATGTTCAACAACATCAGAATAAATTTCCCGAACGATCCGAACCTGTTAGCAAAATGCGTCGAGTGTTCCGATACTGTGGATCAAGGCGAAGCGGTCGATATGACTGGCGATGGTTTCGATCTAATCGGGATCTACTGCGAGAGTTGCGCCAACGAGATCAAGTATGTGGCAGAGATGGATGCCCGCCAGTACCGGGACACCATCGGCACATGGGAAGACTAGCACCACATCAGGTGAACGTAGCAGCAAAACGCTGTTGCTACGTTGCCCTGTTGCAAGCTAGCAACAAAACAAGTGAGAGAGAATCAACATGTACTCAGTAACTAACTTCAAAACTAAGAAGGCTCTGAAGGACGCAGTAAAATCTGGCGATCAGGTAGAAGTATTCCAGCCCGGCGGATTCTTCGCAGGTAAAACCGATGGCACGATAACGCTTGAAGGTCCTCACTACCCTGCCCCGCACTCATGGTACGCAACCGCTACCATCGCCAACTCAATCATCCTG